CCACTATTTTCTGGTACTTGCAAATAGAATATACCATTCAGGTGTGAGTTTCCATGAATATGTGTTCGATGATATGCGCCAGGAGTAGCGATGTTGATCCACACATTGGTAACCCAAATTTTAGTAGAGAACTCTTCTTTCTGATCGACATTCAATGTTGCAATATAGTTCTCAACACCAGTTGTAATACCTTCTTGCAAGAGTGCATTGATCTCTGGGACAAAAAGTTCATTCACTTTACCACTCTCGTGATTTACAAGACGTAGTTGATACCCACCTTGCATAGTTGTGTTATTAATATTTTTGTCCCAAAAGTCATAGACACGATCAACAATTTTCTTAATGTCTACACTGGGAGACTCGAATTGTACAATTGGTTGTATGAATGCAAAATTCATTTATGTAGTCCTTTAGTGTTAAACTTTCTCCAATGACTGTAATGAATCAGTCCAGTTTCAAGATCAGTATACTCATCAGTAAGCATGAGTTTAATATCACCAGCAACAGATCTTACTACTGTGTCTGTTCCTTCTTCAGGCATAACAAAATGTAGCAGATTACTAGGGAAGATGAGTAGATCCCCAGGAGCAACGGTGGTTGCAGTAACTTTAGTAGTAAAGAAGGTTTCATTATTAATGTGACTACGCTCAGGTGGTTTAGCATCGAGCATCCCACCAAAGTATTGGTTAGCATTCCACTCTTGTTTGAAGCACAGTTGACCACCAGTCAAATAATATACAAACGAAAGATCCGAACATGCATGACGATGTTCACCAAGCATATCAGATTTGTCCTTGATTGTAAACCAAGACTTCATGATGTATGGAATATGCATGTCTTTCTTGACTCCTGCTGCTTCTAAGCATCCGTAGATACCATCAGTTACCTCAGCAAAAAAAGACATCAGATCTTCATCTTTATGCATGAGACACTTGTCTCTAAACTCACCAGTCAGATGAGGATCACCATCGTTAGGATCAAACTGGTATTCTTTCTTGGAGAGAAGAAGGTCACGCCACTCTTCAAACCCATCTAATTTGCATTGGTAAATAACAGTAGGAAAAAGTGGAAAAATTTGATTAGTCATGATTGAATCATATAATACCTATATCAGTGAAGAGAGCACTGCTCGCATCAAAGAGGAAGCTGATAACATTCTAGCACACGATGAAGATCAAAAACTAACGTGGTGGTATGGATTTGATAGACACCCAGAGAATATTATCGAGCAATATATTTTTGAGTCTGCTAGAAAACATAACATGTATCACAGTTATGTTGGTGCAGAATGGTGGATAAGATCGCACGATGACCTAAGTTCCTATTGGTATTTCCATGTAGATGGAGATCTGGATAGGTTTAACAAAGATGGTGTGTATTATCCTGCTCCATTCTGCACTGTAACGTATTTAACTAACTCAGGTCAACCCACAATTCTATTGGATCAATATCATGACTGGGGTAAAACTGATGGTGTTTACGTTACAGGAGAAGACTCATGGTCATTTTGGAGTTCACCTAAGGCAGGTAAACATATAACTTGGGCAATGCCTTATTTCCATGGAGTTCCTTCAAACTATGGTGAGATGTATCCTGGCGAAAAAAGAATCACATTGATGTACAACATATGGAGGACCAAACCATATGAACCAGCATGTGTTGAATATAATCTACCGTATGAAATTAAAAAGGGATCAGTAACACTGACCCCTCAAAGAGATAAAGATTTACTCACGAAAGAACCGCAAGGATGGTTTGGTGTAAAACTAGAAGGTATTGATCACTCTGTTCAATATCATGGTATGAATGAACAGGGAGCATCATGGTTCGTCAGTCAGTATCTTCCTGACGAGTTGGCGTAACATTTTCATATGCAATTACACCATTTTTAGCGAAGACACATGAATAAACATAATAATCTGAGTCAGGAAGAGTTTCTACAGGTGGAAACCAATCTTCAACTATATCTTGTGCAACGATAGGATCTTGACGCTCAAATGTTCCAAAGGAAGAGTTAAAGAACTCTGCGTAAATATCATCAGGTAGGAATTCACGATAGAAAGTGTAGACTTGATTCAATTTATCTACATTTCCAGCATCCTCCAGTTTACGAATGCCTCTAGCATCAAACCAAATTAAAACCTTTTCTCTTGCTACAGCGTAGTCAGAGATGAGTTCTTGTAATGTAAGAAAGTTATTCATAGGATTTTTCGTCTAATGGTACAGAGAAATCAGGAGAGTGTTTTCCTGGATATGCATCACCATATTCTCTTAGAATTTTATATTTGATGCCGTTGAAATATGTAGGTATATCGATATCACTTACTTCATCCCATTTCTCTGGATCAATACATTGAATTGCTCTATGACAGAGATCAACATAATCAAAATATATTTCTCGTATTGTAGTATCACGAATCAAACTCTCAAACCACATGATAGCAACTCTTCGTTTGCCTTTTGTGACTGGAGTTACCGTATGCCATAAATTGGGATCAATCAGAATGCCTTCACCTTTTTGAAGTCTGAAAGAAATATTTTCAGTTCCCCAACGAATGATTAAGTCACCACCTTCATACTCACTCTCATCATTGATAGCAGTAATAAACAAATGATCCGTTCTCAAGTCATGCATGAGAGGAGCATCATTATGAAATGAATAATGACCATTCTCTTCAGATCTATACTCTGCAAACAAAGGAACACTTACATGACGTAGTGTTAGTGCTTGCATGAATGGGTGTTTATGGAATTGATCCATTAACAAAGACGATGCTTTCATGTCTTTGTCGATCATTTCTACATTTCTTTTAACCGATCGATTCCTTGGTCCAGTATTAGAACCATCTTGAAATTCACAAAAATCATAGAAGTTATTGATGTGACTGCATACCACATCATCTAACCATTTAATCCGACGAAGCTGCATTTTGTTGTTCTCTTAATTCATCAAGTAGTGCTTGTTCACGTTCAATCTCTGCTACCAATGCATCGATTGGATCGGTGAGATGGGAGATATTAGGAACATTAAACATTGGAGATGGTCTAGACATCTTAACAGCAAGATGCATATACTCATGCATTGCTCTGTCTAGTGCTCCACCAGGAAGTCCTTCTTTACCTGGGAACCAGATAAACTGATCATCACTTCCAAGATAAGTTGCTCCCTCATTATAAGGCAAATAGTTCTTTCTGTAAACAATTGGGTCAATAGGAATATGGACCTCAGCAAGAACTTTAGTATTAGAGTCAAATAGATCAGGCAATGCGCGAATCTTCTGACGATACAGTCTCCACTGTTCTTTTTCTTCTGCTGAAACTGGAGCATCTTCCAACATAGTCCAATCAGAAGAGAACAAGAAGAAGTTTCTCCATGCTTTAATTCGTGCAAGAGAAAGACCTTTCTCTCTTTTCATGATGGTGTTAAACATCTCATCAACATCTCTCTTTGTTGTTGATGCGATAGCGTCAATTGCTTCACTGAGATCTGTCGCTAACTGACGTGCAACTTCAAGTTCAATTTCACTGAAGATGTAATCCTTCCAGAAATATTCTCCAGTTGTGTGATTACGAACATACTTTTTCTTCTCACAGAAGAATTGTTCTTCTGGTAGATCACGATATGTAAAAGACATCAGAACATCCTTGTCTGAATCCCACAAAGGATAGATAAGCGGAAGGATATATCTATTCCAGTCAGACTCATTAACCGTAACGGTCAATGTTCCTCTCTGTACGGTCCTGCTAGGACCGCTAATCATAACGGTTTTATTTGTGATATTCATGTTAAACGGGTTGCTGATAATACCATCCTGTTACAATATATTTAGTACCTTCCAGCACTAAGTTGCCTCGATGTGTATGTGTGAATCCAGATGGCCAAATGACTACAGTTCCAATAGAAGGTTTGATGCGTCTTCTCTGATAAAAGAATTCAGTTTCACCACCATCAAATTCGTCATTCAAGTAAATCATCCACACTAGTTCTCGTGCTGATTCGTTAAAAGATCCACGCTCATAGTGATAAACGTGATATCCACCACCTGCAGGAGTTTCTTGCATCTTAATCGACCAAGATGTAATAGGCGATGATCCAAGTGCATGATATTCTCTACAGTAATGATTAACACAAGATTGCAAATACTGATTAACAGTATTTGAAAGCGGGATACTCATGTTATCAATCATGAGAGCAAGATCGCTTCTTCCAAGATGACCAGAAGCAAATTGTGTTTGACCACTACAAGCTTCAGTCGATGCATCTGCAATATCTAATAACTGTAGGTCACGCTCTTCGTTCACAATAGTTGCATTTTCTTTCCAGCATTTAAAGAAGTCAATGAGTTCTGTACAAACTGATTCAGGAACAAAGTTTTCCCAAACGCCAACAAAATCATCAAACTTTCCCTTTCCACCCATCAGGTTGACGGGAATGATTGGGTTCAACATCTCGTTAAAGTTAGATGACCCAGGAGTTGTAATAGGCATAATTTATTTCACCAAGCTTTAATTAAATATTTGACCCTAAAGTATTTTAGCACAAGTGGGACAGGAGTAGTAGGTATGATTGATGCAACAACACTAATTTGTTCTGCAGCAGTCATTGTTATTGTACCAGAGTTTAGAGTAATACCTGCCTGTGCTGGGTTAATGTTAATAATAAACTGTTCCTCCATATCAACTGTTTGTCCCTGACTATTAGTCGAACCATCATTTACTTTACTCGCACCATATACATTTGAATACGCAGTTGGACTATTAGTGTAAGTTACAGTTGTATCAAATGAATACTGCTCGTTACTTCCAATTCTAATTGGATTAAATTCAGCAAGATAGTGACTGTGCTCAGCTTGAATGCCTTCTGCTGGGTCAAACTGAGAAACTGCTGCTTTGTTTGTGATGTAGTTTGGTGAAAATGTATTACCATTATGAGCATCACCATTTTTCATGCCCTGTCTTTGGTCTCCCTCACTATTAAGTAGCAAGTGAGTGTGTGGTGGTGGACCAGTTAGAGGTCTAGATTGTAGTGGTCCAACAGTAATTTGTGTGTTACCACTCAAAGATCCATCGATGAAGTCAATACATGTATCATATCCTTGCACTCTAACAGTTCCAATAGTATATTCATCTAATTGTCTTGATCTAGAGATATACCACTCACCGCCAGTATCACCAACCTGCATCTGAGAATTATCAGGAGTAATAGAACCAGGACCATCGACACCACCAGGACCATTTAATCTCTTCATTCTGAGATCAGGTAGGTTAAATGTAGCACTAACTGTACTGCCCGCAGTGCTTCCCCAGTCACGCAAATTCACTGATTGTGGATTTGTTCCACCATACTTATTACCAAGAACTTCAAATAACAGAGGATAATTCTCTACACTGACTAAAGAACCATCACAGTACAACCAACCAGGATAATTATCTGCAACAGCATCAGTTGTAGCAGATGCAGAACTAGCATCATCTACAAAGACACAACAAATTGAACCGATTGGAGCTCCAGAGTCTCCTATCTGATCCGAATAATGATGTGTATAACTACCTTTTGATCGTACAGCCATTTTAGTATTTGATTAGAAATTCAATAACAATGTATGGAGAGACAACATCATCAAATTTAGTCGATGTTGACGTTCTAACGTTAACAGCAGCACTCAATCCATCAGGTCTGATAGTTCCGACATCAGTTGTCGCTTCATAACTAGTTTCACTAAAATCTCTATCAAGTCTGTGAGAATGTGACGTAAGGTCAGTAGTATCTGTTCCAGGTGGAGACTCAACTACCTGCTCAGTATTTCTAGCAGTTGCATATGCAATCTGAGCACCTTGTGGTACTGTATCAAATGGTCTCAAATTACCTACATTAACTGTAGCAGTGTTTGGCCAGTTTGCTGCAGTGATAGTAGAGATTGTCTTAGAAGTTGTCCACTGAGAAGAAGATCCTTCAACATTACCAATAAATGCCTCCTGAAAGTTCTCACAGGTATTATTACAGAAATTAGGACCTTGACCTTCGCGACTGTGATATGCTTCACCAACTGAATTACAATCAGGAGATGCCGTTGAAGTATCTTCTGGACGCAAATAATATGGTCTAGAAGTATTACCAAATCCAGGTGCCTCTTTAACTGCAACTCTACCAGTAGAAGAATAGTGCATATGAGGACCGATCGCTCTATCACTAACACTTTCAGTTTCAGATGATGTTGGGAAAGTCCAACCAATATTACCATTCAGGGCAAAATTTTGTGATGGTACAGTAAAAACACCATTGAATCCCACCTGTGCTGTATCACCGATATTAGAGAAAATATCTACACCAACACCTGCTTTCTGTACTACGGTATCTGTTCCAGTTACTTTGGTATCATTTCTATATGAACCAATGTTTGCACCAACAGATGCTTCAATATGTTTAGATCCTAAATCTGGAACTTGAAACTGATCATCATCTAAGGTTTGATCATCTTTTTTATAGAGACTACCACCACCAGTACCTAGAATTTTTGCTAGGTATGGATATTGCCTGCTGCTATAGATTGATCCATCACACTTCAAATAACCAGCTGGTAAATCAACTACGTTATTTGATGCATCTGGATCATTATCTAAAATAGGAGTAGACCACTGGATAATCGTACCAGGAGCAGATCCTAATTTTGCTCTTTCTTTTTGTAAAAACTTCATTAGAAAGCTCGGATGAGATAAATCATGGTTAATGATGGAGTTTTAACATCCACATTGATATTTAGTGCTGATGGAAGGTTTTGAGCAGCAATATTGGTTGCTACACCAGTCAAACTGCTATCAATTTGCAAATTGTTAACAGGAACAATTGTTGGTGGTCTCAAGAATCCAGCATTCATAGCAACCTCAAAACTATAATGATTATGAGATCTAATTCCTGTATGATCTTCACCATTATGGTTTAGAGTTGTTGGATATGTTAAAGATGGACCACCAGCATTAGCAATTTGGTTTGCAGACTGATTACCATACCAGTTTTTTCTATTGGTAAACAATCCACTTGCTGCTGCTTCTCTGTAATTACAGTTTCCACTAGCACCAGAGTTACCACTTAAAGGTCTAGGATGAGGACCAGACCAAACAGGTTGATCAACACCAAGACCACCACCAATAGTATTAACGTTTAATTTTGCAGGTCCAGATGTAGAAACAATTGTTCTTCCTTCCTCAAATGTAGTAACAAATCCAACTCCAGGAAGAACAGAATCTCGTGGAGATTGTAGCGATTTTTGTTTTTGATTTCCTTCTACAGAAGATCCGAAAGAGGGACATTGGAATCCTTCAACAAAACCAGCATCAGGGTCAGCACGACTATATCCAGATTCACCTGAAGGATTAGCATGTCTATGAGAAGGCATATGATCCTTAGAAAGTCTTCTAGGAACTGTATAGAATGATTTGAAATATGCTGGTGGGTTAATACTAAAATTTCTAATCTGTGCGGTTAGATTGCTAGAATCAGAAACAACAAAGTTGATGTCTGCCGTAGCATTTGCTGATGTTGGTGGAGTAGTTGCATCTCCATTACCAGTAATAAGTTGTGTAGTTCCTGCTCCAGACGGTGTTAGAACATCAGCAACTGATGGTAGAACCCACTGAACTTCGAGAATAACATCTTCTTGAGAATTTGCACCAAACAAAGATGCAGGAATTATAAATTGATTTCCTGCTGCAAATCCAGACCCAGTTGCAATAATGTTATCGATACCAACTCTACCAGCAGAGTTGCAACTTACGCTAAGTTGTAGTCCAGTACCAGAAACTCCAGGACCATTTGCTAAGTTTCCAGTTCCATTAGCAATTGTTTGAGGGTTAGTAGCACTTCTAAGTAAGTCAACTTCACCCTGAATAATATTGATACCACCAACAGCACCAGATGAGTAATTTTGTCCCATCTGTAATGCAGTTATAGACAAATAGTCTGCTTCATAATCAACAAGGACTCTACCATTCAATGTAGGCAGTCTAAACT